TAGACAGGGTATGCCACTAATACAAATAATCCCATTCAAAAGAGAAACTTTAAACAAATTAGAAGTCGCAGAAATGGATGATCAAGACAAAGAGTATTATGATAAAAGTAGGGCTGCCGAAAGAACTAGGCAAAATGGATGGTATCGTTGGCTCACACAAAAGAATAAAAAACAATGGACTAAGGAAGGAATATTAGATGAGTAAGTGTCCAATAAAAATACCTGACATCGGATCTTTATGGAGTCAGCCAATAAGAGAAACTAACAGAAACTTACCAAGAGTAGCTTTCACTATACCAAAACCATTAGCAAATACAGTAGGTAAGGAACACGAAGAAGAAAGCAGTATACCTATTATTAATTATGGTGCGCCTAGAAAGTTTGTAAAAGCACCAAATGGCTGTGTCTCAACACAGTTTTTAAGAAATAGATTGTATGAAATGTATTTTCCCTACAGTCATGTAAAAGTATCTTTAACACAAAATCAATTTGCTGATGAAGTAGATCGCTTTGGTGGTTACTCTATGCAAGCTAATTATCATGGTGCAGTAAAACATCATGGACCTTTTAGAGATATCATTATGGAAGAAAAGGAAGCATGGGCTAACCCAGAGCAACCTGTTATGCAAATAACTATGCCTTTTATGTTTTTCACAGATGATCCAGAAGTATGGCTAGATATTGTACCTAGTGATAGAAACTCAGGAAAGAATTTACCTATATCTCTGATTGGTGGGTTTATGCCTATATATTCTTGGTCTAGGGGTTTATCTTGGGCATTTGAGTGGACTGATCCAAAACAAGATACACTAGAGTTAAATCATGACACTGTAATGTTTAATATACTTTTCTCTAAGCCTGTAAAAGTAGAATGGGTTGACTGGAATGAAACATTTAGTGAAAGATGGAATATGATCGTTGGATCAGCAGTAAATAGAAGAGAAACTAATACTTTATATCCTGACGCTTTAGCTAGAAGACCTAAGAAATTACTGCCGAGGAAAAAATGGCTAAAGAAGTAAAACTCGTTAAAGATCTATTAAATCATCAATCATTTAATCATTTAAAATCTTATTTACACAACAATTATAAGAACTTTGAATATTTTGAAGGATTTGGTAGGTTTGAAGAATCCAGTGAACAAAATGCAAGCATAAAAAATTATGCAGATGAAGTACTAGATAAAGCTAAAGAAATATTTGGATCTGACACTTTAAAATTTACTTATGGTCTTATTGTCCACTATGAAGGTGAAGACGCTAAATTACATAAACATAAAGACACAAACGCATGTACTTATACTCTTGATGTGTGTTTGTACCAAAATGTACAATGGCCTTTAATAGTAGAAGATGAAGAATACAATTTAGATGAAAATGAAGCACTAGCTTTTTATGGGGAAGAACAAGATCACTGGCGAGAAGAATTTCCAGATCCAAGTTGGAATAGAGTAGGTATGTTATTTCTACATTTTGCAGAACCAGATCATTGGTTTTTTAAGAAAAAGTTATGAAATGGGTTAAAACTAAAACAATGCGATTTGCTACAATTGACGAGCCGTTAGTAGAGATAGCACCACCAGTTCCAGCAAGTCAAATGATACCTGAATGGTTTCAAAAGTTAAATTTAGATCTAGCAGTGCTACATGCACAACCTTTTCCAAAGATGGGTGATATGCTTAAAGATTACAATTCGCATACAGTTAAAAAATGTCCTGCTGTAATTGATTATTTTACACAAGGATACATAATCCCAATGTGGTATGACTTATTGGTACAAAGACATGGTAATAGTTTTCACTTTGAATCTAATTCTATAAATACAAACAGCAGTCATATAGAGTTTCATGACTTTGAACAACTTCCTACTTATCCTTTTGATGAAAAAGATTATAAACGAGCTGTTAAATTTACAAGTCCTTGGTTCTTTTTTACACCACCAGGTTGGAGTACACTATTTATTCCACCACTACTACACAAAAATGATAACTTTACTGTATTACCAGGTATTGTTGAAACTGATAGTTTTCATCAAGTTAACTTTCCAAGTATATGGCACTCAGAAGGTGATATTCTTTTAAAAAGAGGAATGCCTTTCTTACATGCAATTCCTTTTAAAAGAGAAAAAATAGGGTTAGATGTTACAACTTTTAGTGAAGACGATCATAAGACTATTAATAACGAGAGCTTTAGGCTTAGATCTAAATTTACTGGTGGCTATAGGGATATAACTAGAAGAAATAAAAAATAAGTTATCATATAACTATGAAAGTATGGATTGATCAAGATCTCTGTACTGGTGATGGACTTTGTGCAGAAATAGCTCCAGATGTGTTTGTTATGCAAAACGATGGTTTAGCGTATGTACAAGAAATTGTCGGTAATTTTGGAGAACTACAAATATTTAGCTTAATACATAGTAATCCACAGGGTGAAGAGGGTTTAGCAAGAGTTCCTGTAGGTCAGGAAGATCTTGTCCGTGAAGCAGCTGAGGAATGCCCAGGCGAGTGCATTTTTATAGTAGAATAACAATATGGTAAATAACTATAATTTAGAGTGGGAACTGCTTAAAAAAAGCCAAGTTACCAATAGATCACCTAAATCGATAATGGGTGACGATCAAATAGTGCCAAATCATTACCAAATCACTGAACACAAACAGGAAAATAAAGACTCCTAAAACTTCAATCTGAGACATTTTATGTATATAATGATGTTGTAATTACTGATACTATTAGTGAAAGGATTGTGATGGCAGGAGAACAATTAACCCCAGAACAAATTGCTGAATTAGTTAATAATTTGCAAGCTGAAAACAAAACATTCAGGCAAATGTTGGCAGATACAGCCGAAAAAATAGCTAATCTTGAATTAAGAAACTCTGAACTTAAAGTTCGGAGTACTAATTTGCAGCAAGTTTTAGCACAAGTTTCTGGTGAAAATGTACCAGACGCAACAAATAACGAAGAAGAATAATGACTTCGCTAGAGGAATTTGCAGATAAATCGAAAGAAAAATCTGGACCTATTCCGTGGCGTGAACAATCTGAAGCTAACAGGGCTGCATGGATTGAAGCCTGTGAGGGTATCAAGAGTGGAATATCAGCAAGAAAAGCTGCTATCTGGCTTGTAGAAGATCAGAATTGTCCTCTTATGGTAGATACTATAAGAACACAACTTAGGAATACAATGGATCGCTATGTCAAGTCTTGAAGATTACAACAAGAATACCAGTGATTTTAATAATGCAAAAAGAAAAAATAACGAAAATTTAAAAGGTTATGATCCTGGTTATAAGTTAAAAGGTAATGAAGGTGAAATAACTTCTAAACCACAAAAAGATGGAAACATCACTGACTTCTCTCATGTATTAAAGGAACTAGAACTAGATCCTAAACTATATGATGTAATAGAGCCAGTTGAGGTTAGAAGTTGGGACTCTATGGTCGATGGTGGGACACGACTTTTTTACTATAAAGCAAAAATAGTATCTAAAAAACCAAGAAATCCTAATGATCCAGATTATGACAAACTATTAGCTGAAGTTAAAAAAGCTAAAAAGCCTAAACTTCCTAAAGTTGATAAAAATGATAGTGTAGTCATTGCTTGGTCTGACTGGCAATTGGGAAAACCTGATGGGGACGGAACTGCTGCAATTGTAGATCGCCTTAATCAGATGATCCCAGATTTTAAAGATTATATTTTAAAACTAAGAAAAAATGGTAGGAAGCTAAAAAACTTACACATTATTGCTTTAGGTGATATTATTGAAAATTGTAGTGGCCATTACGACACACAAACCTTCGGAGTTCAGTTAAATCTGCGTGATCAGGTTAAGGTAGCTCGTAGAATTATGGTTAAAGCTGTGACTGAGTGGGCTCCATTATTTGACAATGTCGTAATCTCAGCAATCTCTGGAAATCATGGTGAAAATCGTAACAACGGAAAAACCTATACGGATTTTGCTGATAATCATGATGTCGCAATAGTAGAACAAGTTCAGGAGATCTTAGCTCAAAATAAAAAAGCATTTGGACATGTTAAGTTTCAGATTCCTGAAAGCGAATTATCTGCGACTGTTGAAGTATCAGGTAAAATTGTTGGCATGGTTCATGGACACCAATTTAGATCTGGAGTTTCTTTAAAAACAGGTAAATATGCTTTTGATAAAGGTATTAGATGGTTTGCAGGTCAATGTATGGGCAGAGAGCCTATTGGAGACGCAGATCTGATCTTATCAGGACATTTTCATCATTATTTTTGTATATCTAATCGTGGTAGATGGTTTATGCAAGCTCCATCGGTTGATGGTGGATCCGAGTGGTTTAAAGATATATCTGGTGACTGGTCTCCACCAGCACAGGTAGGTTTTACTGTATCATCAGAAAATAAGATGTATTTTTGGGATGATCTAAAATTCTTTCCATATAATTGTTAAATACCTGAAACAAGTTTTAGCTCCTCTAAAATAGTCTTGATATGATTTTAGAAGTCCTAAGAATAAGTTCACAAGAAGATTCAACAAGTGGTATCTTATTTGATATTACAGACAATAAACGAAAGTTTCTTTGCTATACCATTGAAGATGAATATAGATCAAAAAAAGTAAAACACGAAACTAGAATCCCTGCTGGCGTGTATAAATTAACACTTCGCACAGAGGGAGGGTTTCATTCAAGGTACAAAAAAAAGTATGGTGACTGGCATCGTGGAATGATTTATGTAAATAATGTACCAAATTTCGAGTGGATTTTATGGCATACTGGAAATTCTGACGAGTCAACTAGTGGCTGTCTCATTTTTGGCCAAAATCAAGAAAGTAACCTAGTAAAACCTGATGGGTGGGTAGGATCAAGCGTTTCGGCATATAAATTTGTATATCCAAAAATAAGAGATGCAATACTTTCTGGTGAAGAAGTTATAGTCAAGTATGTAGATTTTGATGATTGTGGTGACAATGAGTTTATTTCCGTATCTGGCAGAGAGCCAGTATATTCTAAGGGTCCAGCAGAAGTTGTTTCCGACATCGGAAAAAAAGAAACAGAAATCTATGACTTTTCTAAAGATTTTCCTGAGTGGCCAAATATACATTTTAAAGTTCAAGTTCCAATGATGAAATCAGATGAGTTAAAAGAGTGGCAAAAAGCCGCAGGATTAACTGCTGATGGATGGTTTGGAAATGGATCTAGATTGAAAGTTATGGAACTCCAAAAAGAATTTGGACTAACCCAAGATGGTGTCTTAGGACCTGAAACTTGGAAAATAACTTTCGCTAAACAGTAGGAGAATATATGAATTGGGAACTAACAGACGCTTTTAAAGTGTCTTTGATAAGGGCGTTAAGAACTGGCATGCAAGCAGGAGTTGGAGTAATAGTTGCTGCACAATCAGGCTGGCTCGAAATGTCTGTATTAGAGGGTGCTTTGGTAGCTGCTGGTGCAGCGTTTTTCTCAGCTTTACAAAATGTAGTTGAAGAATCGCCTTTTAAATTTATGTCAAACTTTCCGAAAGGTTAGAATTTGATCCTCAAAAAGAGGATCAGGTGCGCAAAGACTTTGGGGGCAAAAGCCCCCTTTGTCATGGTAAAGGATAATTATGTATTATTATAAAGTAGAAGTTTTAAGAATAGTAGATGGGGACACTGTAGATGTCAGAATTGATTTGGGTTTTAATGTGTGGCATAAATGCCGTGTACGACTCGTGGGTATTAATGCTCCTGAATCACGAACAAGAGATCTCGAAGAGAAAGAAAGAGGGCTTGCTGCAAAACAGTGGCTTATTGATAGATTAGAATTTAAAGATGTAGAAATGAAATCTTATGGAACAGGAAAATATGGTCGAATATTGGGTGAGCTTTTTATTGACGATGTAAATATAAATCAAGAAATGGTCGAAAAAGGACACGCTGTAAAATATGATGGTAAGAAGAGGTAGGAAGTGATGAGAGAGTGCTTCGCAAATTCAATACCTTAGCTCGTTTATTGATTGTAGGATTATTAATATATCCTATGCCTATTGCTGTAGCTAATCATGTTCCTACACAAGCACCTTATGGTACAAATGCTAGTAATGATGCTAACGCAGGAACTTTTACTATTGGTATATTAGGTTCAGATGGATTT